TAAATAAAAAATATAATGATAATCTTAAAAGAACAAGAAGCTGCACAAGTTTTAAAATTCATACCACGTAGTTATGGAGCAGATACTATTGTATTAAGAAACGAAACTACAAACGAAGTACAGACTATTTCTGCATCATTTGCTTTAGATAAATATTATTTGACAACCACTACTGCTTTTGATTTATTACAAGATACATTTTATAATTTAACTATTAAGAATGGTGCTGAAGTAGTTTATAAAGATAAAGTGTTTTGCACTAATCAAAACATATTTAACTATACAGTCAATAAAGATGAATATGTAGCACACGCTACAAATAACGATTTTATAATTTATGAGTAATATATCAATTGTAAATTTAAGTGCTTATACAAGCCCTGTAATTCAAGAAAACAAAAAGAACGACTTTATAGAATACGGAAGTGATAATAATTACTTTCAGTATTTAATAGACAGATATCTATATTCAGCTACAAACAACGCTATCATTACTGGTGTTACCAATATGATTTACGGTAAAGGTATTGATGCTTTAGATTCTAACAAAAAGCCTAATGAATATGCGCAAATGCGCAGCATTATTAAAGGCGATATGTTAAAGAAAGTAGCCTTAGAAAGAAAGATGCTTGGTATGGCTGCAATGCAGGTAGTAATGGAAAAGGGTAAAGTTAAAACCTTAGATCATTTTCCTATGCACACATTAAGGGCTGAAAAATGCAACGACAAGGGCGAAATTGAAGCTTGGTACTATTACCCTGACTGGGCAAAAAAGAAGCCTTCAGAAGCCGCAAAACGTATTCCTGCTTTTGGCTTTGGCAATGGTAATGAAGTTGAAATATATGTTATTAAACCATACGTTTCAGGGTTTCATTATTATACGCCTATTGACTATAGTGGTGCTTTGCCTTATTCTGTTTTAGAAGAAGAAATTAGCGACTATTTAATTAACGATGTACAAAATGGCTTTAGCGGTACAAAAGTAATCAACTTTAATAACGGTATTCCAACCGAAGAAATGCGTGACAAAATCAAGCGTGACGTATTAAATAAATTAACTGGATCAAGAGGTGAAAAAGTAATTGTAGCTTTTAATGCTAATGCAGAAAGTAAAACTACTGTAGAGGATATTCCTTTAAATGATGCTCCTGCTCACTATGATTATTTGTCTAAAGAATGTTTTGAAAAGTTAATTGTAGGGCATAGGGTTACAAGCCCGATGTTATTAGGTATCCGTGAAACTGGAGGTGGGTTAAGTAACAACGCAGATGAAATTAAAACTGCTACTTTGTTGTTTGACAATATTGTAATTAAACCTTACCAACTTGAAATCATTGACGCTTTAGACGAAGTACTGGCAGTAAACGAAATTAGTTTAAAATTATACTTTAAAACTATCCAGCCTTTAGAATTTGTAGATGTAAGTGGAATGAATGCTGAAACTACAGAGGAAGAAACTGGTGTTAAAATGAGTTCGCATTTAGACAGTATTGATTTAGATTCATTTGGTGAAGAAATTGATTTAAACGAATGGGAATTAATTGATGCAAGGGAAGTTAGTTATGAAGAAGAAGCTAAATTAGATGCAGAATTGGAAGCTTTAAATAATCCTAAAAAATCAATATTATCTAAAGTTTGGAACTTTGTTAGTACTGGTATTGCTAATCCAAATGCAAAATCTGAACAAGACGGTAAATTATTTAAATCACGTTATAGGTATAGTGGCGATGTAGGAGCAAATAGTCGTCTATTTTGCGTTAAAATGCTTTCAGCTAATAAAGTATATAGGAAAGAAGATATAATGCGTATGAGCCAAACAAAAGTCAACGAAGGTTGGGGTCCAAAAGGTGCCGATACTTACGATGTATTCCTTTATAAAGGCGGTGGGGCTTGTCATCATTTTTGGACACGTGAAACCTATAGAAAAAAAGCTGATATTAATAGCCCATTAGCTGCGCAAATAACACCAGCACAAGCAAGAAAAGAAGGAGAAATATTACCAACTAACAATCCATTAGTATATCAAAAGCCTATTGATATGCCTAATCAAGGATTCTTACCTAAATAATTATAAAGATGGCGCAAGCATTATTCGTAACAAGAGAAGATATAGTAAAGTTTACAGTAATGAATGGAAACGTTGACACGGATAAATTCATTCAGTTTGTAAAAATTGCACAAGACACACACATTCAAAACTATTTAGGCACAAAGTTATTTGATAAAATTAACGATGCTATTGTAGCAGGTACTTTAGCAAGCCCATATACAACGCTTTTAAGCAAATACATTAAACCAATGGTAATACATTGGGCTATGGTAGAATATTTGCCTTTTGCGGCCTATACTGTAGCTAATAAAGGTGTTTTTAAACACAATAGCGAAAATAGTATAAATGTAGAAAAGGAAGAAGTAGATTTCTTAATTGAAAAAGAAAGAGATATTGCACAACACTACACAAATAGATTCTTGGATTACATTTGTTATAACACTGCAACTTTTCCTGAATATAACACTAATTCAAATGGTGATATGTTCCCTGACAGCGAATCTAATTTTGTAGGATGGGTAATCTAAAAGAAACTTACAAGCCAAAAGCGGTTAACGTAAAAAAACTGCAACTATTTTTAAATAAAATAAAAGATAAAAAATGAGTTTACAATTCACACATATAAAAGGCGATACTTTTGATGAAGTTGCTTTTCAATTAAAAATTAATGAAAGTGCGGTTAATTTAACAGGTGCAACTATTAAGATGCAATTGAGAAAAAACTATTCAGATACAACTGCTGCTTTATCACTTACTTCAGTTTCTTCTGCAGGTATTACAATTACCAACGCATCAGAAGGTAGATTTAAAATTAACACACAAATTATAGACATAGAAGTTTACAATTATGTATATGACATTCAAATTACTTTATCAAGTGGAGTAGTTAAGACGTATGTACAAGGTGGGTTCAATATTACTAACGAAGTAACAAGATAAAAAAATGGGTGATGATATTACTATTGGTGTAACTGAAATTGTAAACAATATTGAAGTTACTGCACAACCAAACGACCAAATTGTAGACATTAGCGTTACTGATAATGCAGATAATGTAACTTTAAACATTACACCTACTGTAGTTGAAGTAAACATTAACAAGGGTGGTTCTTTTGCCAAGTGGGGTGATTTATACGGAACGCTATCAGACCAAACTGATTTGCAAAATGCTTTAAATTTAAAAGCTAATTTAGTAGGCGGAAAAGTACCTGCTTCAGAATTGCCTTCTTATGTAGATGACATTATTGAAGTGGCTAACTACGCTGCTTTACCTGCTACGGGTGAAATTGGAAAAATATACGTTACATTAGATAACAATAAAATATATCGTTGGAGTGGTTCAGTTTATATTGAAATAGCTTCTAATAGTGCTATTTGGGGTGCAATAACAGGAACATTAAGTTCACAGACTGATTTGCAAAACGCTCTAAATGCAAAACAAAACACAATAACTTTAACTACAACGGGTACAAGTGGTTCAGCTACTTTAGTAGGTTCAACTTTAAACATACCTAATTACACAACTGATATAAGTGGGCTTGTTCCTTACACCGGTGCTACTGCAAACGTTGATTTAGGAACTCACAAATTAAATGCTTCTGATTTAGTTATTAATCACGCAAGCGGTAGCGGTGTAGCTGCTTCAATTACAAAAGGTGGTAGTGGTGAAGCATTAACAGTACTTAAAACTTCAGGAAGTGGAAACGCTGCAAGTATTTTAGGTGGTATTACTTTGTTAGACGAATTACATTTGAATACTGATTTAGCGGATTCTTATATTGCAAGTGCGGCAACTTGGAACGCAAAGCAATCCGCTTTAACATTTAGCAGTCCTTTGGTTAATACAAGTGGTACAATTTCAATACCAGCTGCAAGTGGTTTAGTAAACGGATATTTAAGTTCAACTGATTGGACAACTTTCAATAGTAAACAAAACGCTTTAACAAATCCAGTTACAGGAACGGGTACAACTAATTACTTACCTAAATTTACAGGTTCAACTGCTTTAGGTAATTCTTTGATTTATGATAGTGGTACAAATGTAGGTATTGGAACGGCTTCACCAAGTTCAATATTGCATATTGTAAAAGGAGGAGGCGCAAAAATTAATTTTGGAGATTCAAAAAATACTGTTGCAATTGGGTCTGTTGAAGAAACAATCGATTCAGCTATTGGGTTTTTTACACAAACAACTACCGAACGTATGCGTATCTTTTCAAGCGGAAACGTATTTATAGGTTCATCACCCACAGACGCAGGGTATAAGTTAGATGTTAATGGAACGGGAAGGTTTAGTGGAAATTTACAAATAGATACAGGCGAGTTAAATGTACCAAAAACATTTCAATTTTTAGCAAACTCAACGACTGGAGGAAGTTATGGAAACTTAAAATGGTATAATATTCAATGGGATGGAAATACAAGGGGTGAAATTGTTGTTGAATCAGACGGAGCATTAGCAAATGGTAGAATGGTTTTTAAAACTGGTTCTTCTGGAGCAAATGCTACCGAACGTATGCGTATCTTTTCAAGCGGAAACGTATTTATAGGTTCATCACCCACAGACGCAGGGTATAAGTTAGATGTTAATGGAAATGTAAGAGCTACTGGGTTCTTTAATAGTTCAGATAATAGATTAAAAGACTTAATAGATTACGATTACAACGTTTCAGATATTAAACCAATTACATACCTTTGGAAAGACGGTAGGGATAACAAAAAACACGTTGGATATTGCGCTCAAGAGGTTCAAAAAGTAATGCCCGATGCAGTTAATGAAGACGAAAAAGGATTTTTATCGGTTAACTATATTGAAGTGTTAGTTGCCAAGATATCTCAAATGGAAAAAGAAATTGCTTACTTAAAATCTAAAATATAATGGCTTGGAGTGATTTAGCAAATAATCAGGCAATAAGTTTTACCGATATACAAACAAGTGGTTTTGTATTGAAAACTGGTCAATTACACGTTACATCTAACCAATGTATGACAAGGGATGACATTGTAAACAAATATTGTGTTAACGTAACTTTTACTGCTAACAATCAGTTGGCTGTAAAAGCTTTATGTTTGCAAACTACTTACGCATATTCAATATCAGCTCCTTACTCAACTGCTGCTGAAGCTTGTGGTGCAAGTACTACAAGAACAAGATATTCTGGAGCTTCGCCTTTAATATTTGAAAGTGCAATTTATACAGACCCAGAACTAACAAGTCAATACAATGGTGGAAATAGTTGGTTTAAAGTAAGTGGATATAGCACAGTTTTTAAAATAAATACAACGGGGTTAATTGTAGAAATAGCTTCTTGTTAATAATAAATAATTAAATAAATAAAAATGAAAATAATTGAATCAATCTCAATTTGGGATAACGGACAAACACAGGAAGCAACTGTTTTAAATGCTTACGCAGTAAATGTATCACTTGGTAATTCAGCTACATTTTACTATTCTTTACTATCTGAATCAATGCAACAATTAGCACAAGGAAACTTGACTATGTCTGGCGATGATTATTCAGCTTGGGAAATTGATAATTACGCTTGGGATTGGATTGCAGGTCAATTGAATTTAGTAATCACTGGCGATTATGTTGCACCACAACCAGTTGAACCTATTGAAGAAATAGTTGTAGAAGAAGAAGTGGTTGCACCAACTGAAGAAGTAATTGAAGAATAAAACAAAAGTAACATTATGTTATTTTTAAGTAAATTAATTAAAACAAACAACAATTATGGAAACTAAACAAGCAATTGAAATTTTAGTACAAGTAGCACATTTAGCACAAAAAGGGGGTTTATTACAATTAGCAGATGCAGTAGCAGTAGCACAAGCTATTAATGCTTTAGCACCTAAAGAAGAAGTAATAGAAGAATAAGAATAAAAATTCAGAATGAAATACATTAATTATTTTTTTGCTTCATTAATTTTATTATTTGTACCTATCTACGGTTTATTAATAGCCGTAGGTAGTGCAATAATTTTAGATACTTTCAC